TCGAGAAATGTCCTAAGGCTTTAGAGAAATCATCCTAAGGCTTTAGAGAAATCTTTCGAAAATAATCTCGAGAAATGTCCTAAGGCTTTAGAGAAATCATCCTAAGGCTTTAGAGAAATAACCCTAAGGCTTTAGAGAAATCTTTCGAAAATAATCTCGAGAAATGTCCTAAGGCTTTAGAGAAATCATCCTAAGGCTTTAGAGAAATCTTTCGAAAATAATCTCGCGAAATGTCCTAAAGCTTTAGAGAAAAATCTTTCGAAAATAATCCCGAGAAATAATCCTAAGGCTTTAGAGAAAATCTTTCGAAAATAATCTCGAGAAATAATCTCGAGAAATAATCCTAAAGCTTTAGAGAAAATCTTTCGAAAATAATCTCGAGAAATAATCCTAAAGCTTTAGAGAAATGTCCTAAAGCTTTAGAGAAATAACCCTAAGGCTTTAGAGAAAATCTTTCGAAAATAATCTGGCGACTTTTGTCCTAAGGCTTTAGAGAAAAAGCCAAAAAAATCCTGAGAAGTTATAGCTTCAGATAAAGCATGGTATCAAAAAAAAAGTTTTAATTTGAGTTTTTCTTTCGGAGGATGCTCCAATATCTACTTTTTTAGAACTCCAATTTTGTAGAGAGTTGTTGATAATCCGTGCTGTGTACTGGAGTAAATGTGTTTTTTTTGGATAATGTTCCTAATAGAGAGTTTGTTTGCATGCTCATACCAAGATAGTAAATGACGATACCAAAGGTGATAATGATTAGTGTTTCTGTGGAGCACCCCATATCTGTGAGTGTTGGTTCTCTCATTCTCCAAATGAATCCAGTATATATTGATGCGAGCCCTATTAGTTGTGTAAATGACCACCATTTATCTGCTTCCGACGGTGCACAACATGGTCTGCTTTTATTGACTCTTGTTATTGTAACACATGATCTTATTTCTTTGAGGTATATGTGATGTAGTGTGACAAAGACAATGTGCCATGACATCATTGATAGGAATATAGTTCTCCATTCTGAGTCATCGTTGTCGTCTGAGATGTCATAGAGCATGAGTGACAGATATAGCCAGAATACACCGATGACAATATCGTGTATGAGTTGTACAGTCATGCAGACTCTGAACCGTACTATTAATTCTGAACCTGATATTATGTTGATTGTTTTTTCATCTACGGTTACTCTTTGTCCATATGTCAGTGTTTTGTTCCCAATCTGAATAGATTTTGGAGTTTTGGATGACATTTCCTTTGCGGCGCATTGAATAAGAGATATAAATATGGGTACACAGGATAAGAACCATAGTATAATTGCAATGCACCATACAGCTGATACAATGAAGTAGTGTCCGGTTGCAAAAGAATGTGAATATGTCAATGTATTGACAGTTGCGATACTTGCGGCGATCCCTGCTAATATTTTAAAGGTTATGGTTGTCCAAACGATTGAGTCTGGATTTGACCAAAGTTTGTGTATGCAGCAGCATTCTGTTTTTGTCATACAGTGAATGGCCTGTTCCATGAATATATCTTCTTTTCTGTCCATGATGTAGTTGTATGTCACTATAAAAATGGTCGTTGCTACTGCAATTGTGAAAAAAGTCGACAGTTGCATGTACCATGCGACTGCGGAAGATATTGCTGAGACGGTTACCAAAAAGTACATTGTTATCAAATATGTATATTTAAATACGTCTACTTTTATAATCCCCGAATGAGTTTGGAGGCTATTCCCGAAAATTGGATGGACCTCTTAGAAAGTGATGATACTGTTAAAAGATGGCACCGAGAAACTGATAATGGTACTTTGCCCACTGATTCTGTTGAGTCACTTATTTCCTATATCGAATATTATTACAAGGAGGATACCCATCGAATGATAGGTTCGTCGGAAGGACTTCCCCAATCTTTTGTAAATTGGTGGTGTTATATCTGCTTGGGTGATGACTCCTTTTCAAAACCTGTCTACCCTGCCATGAAACATTGGCATGGAAACATAATGGAACATCATGCCGAGTTGTATAATGGTGATTTGACAGAGATTGCGGTGTTAACTGTTATGACTACCTGGTTAGACCTCCTTTTTACGGATATGATACTTTTTGAGAATGAGCGTCCCTATTCTAAGATACCGAGGTTGTATTGTGGTACAGTGGTGTGTACTAAAAAAGGATGTTCGTCAACGCGAGTAGATACAATGCAATATATTATGGATGGTGGGCGTCAAATATTTAGGGAGCGTGGATTCAAGGGAGGTGAAAAATACTGGACAACTATCTGTGAAAAATATAAGATGTAGTTTATGGCATAATATTTCCTGATTTTAATCTTTATTTTCCTGATTTTAATATAATTGAAATGTCTAATAGATGTAAAGCTAACATAAATCCTGATAATAAGCCTATAAAGAAAAGTACCATCAACAATAAGACGACCCTCATTTCATTGTGACTGTTACACATCACCATCAATGCAACTAAAATAATATAAGCAGAGATTCCAATGGAAGAAAGTAAATTTTCAGCCATGAATACGTCAGAAAATGTCCCGTCAGAGAGGACTAATGCAAGAATGATCCCAACTGCAAAGAAGCAAAGGATGACGAGCCAATAAATTTTGGTCACAAAGGCTTGTAAATCTCTCAGTTTCATTAGTTCATAGACTGTATCTGTTTTCATTTTACCTGATTCAATATCGGGCGATAACATTTGATCGGTTTCCTCAGTAGCGACATTCGCACGACGTGACATTGAACAATACACAATACAAAAACACTATATACATTAGTTTCATCGAACAGATCTGGATTTATATGTTTATTATTTCTGTCATGGCAGCACTATGCTCTACCACAGCTTCTCTACCACAAATATTAGGTAATGTTACTAGACTTTCAAATATAACTATGATTCTCAGAGGGTCGGGTGCGTTGTTATGGAGTGTGTATGGTATTTTTATTGAAGAGTATGCCCTTGTTGTCAGTTCTTCGCTGGCATTAGTGATTGAAATCGCTCTCTTTGTCAAAACGAACCACTGTCATGAAATTAACGGGGCATTGCCAAGCGATACAGCGCAATGTCCAACTGGCGCTGTATCAGATTCTTTTGTGTCAGTTGAGTGCGTAGGGTCGCACTGAGTAGAGCATTATTCCGATGTAATTCAGTGTTTTTTGCCTGAAGTAGGAGATGTTTACTTTGTTCCTGCAAATATAAACGGCGCATCTCAATCATATGGGGCAAGAAGAACGCAATAGCCTCTTCTGCGGAGGGTACCGTGGCTCTTAACCGTTTATGAAGACGATCGATTTCAATATCAAAGGGAGCCGACCTTTTTTGATGTCCGTAACAGGGCTCAGCTAATGTTTGTCGTCGATTGCGTTTATTTCCAATATGGTCCGTTTCGTCCGCTGCACGCTTACCCAAAACTGTCACTTGTGCTTCTGCAGTGTATAATGGCAGTGTTTGTGTTCCCAAACAGTTGTCAACGAGGGTTGGTCCATGTGAACGTTTGCGTTTGGACATATTGTTTGACGTTGCAACCTCTTTATAGAACAATTAGGTGTCCTAAAAAAATCACACCACTTTCCTAAAAATTTAGGAAAGAGTCTGAAAAAGTTCGTACGTAGAAAACCGCTATATAAGTATGTCGTTGGTCAACATACAAATGTCCGACACTGACACATCAACCGAACCTGGGATCAACTCCGCATTTTTTACTGGTATAGCAGCGGGATCTGCTATCAAAGGCATTGGTCCGATCACAATGGGTCTTGTGTTACAAGTACAAGAAGAACACCGCCCCGAGCAGAATTTACTATGTGGTAAATATAAAGTATTGGGTGGTCACAACAATTTAACGGATATTATAGTGAAACACATGCCTCTCCCTCTTGCTTCTATAGAAAAGATGTCAAGCAAATTGAGTGGGGCAAGTGCTCGACGCTTTGAAGATGTTTTATCTGCAGTTATCGAACAAGTAGACAGTCGAAATTTGTTTATTTTGAATGAATCCATCTTTTCTACAAAACAATGGCAACAAATAAATTAATTCTTTTTTTTTGAAATGTAAACTATACAGCGTGTTGCCCGCTCTTCTCTGAATCTGAATCTGAATCTGAATAGGACATTGTAAACGCATCCGGCGGGGGAGGAGACTCCGCGATTGTCTCCAAAGAGATCTCATCTGGCTCCAAAGAAATATCTTCTTCTGACCCGGAGCTCTCCCTAGAAACTGCTGTGTTAAGTTCGACGTGTTCTTCTCCTGAGACTGTCCCGTATGGATTTACATGTATAAAACGCTGTTTTACGAACCAAACGCAACACATAATCACAGCAGAAAGAGTAGCGACAGTGAGTGCGACGTAAACCATCGCACCTGATTCAACCCATGGGTCTGTTGCGTTTGTCTGATTAGTGACCGATTGATTTGTAACGTTCATTGTGGATTCGATGATATATACTATATACGTTTATTTCAAAATCCCGTAATGTCTCTCCGTTGGTTTCCTTTCATTCTATGTGCTTTGTTATTATTTTATTGTAATTTAGTCTTAACAAATTTAGTCTCTGCTCGACAAAAATGGTATATCACAACTGTACGGAACGATACAGCGTGGGAACCCCTCCACGATACATTGTTTGTAGACTGGTTGAAAGGTTATAACATCGAGCAGTATGTGTCGGTTGCTTTAAGGGATATGGTGGATGTCTGTACGTATGGATGGGTGATAGTCGTGACGATTTTTTGGTGGATTTTTTCACGAAAGTCTATAATACCTGCCAAAGTCTTGTGTTGTCATCTCGTTATGATCCCATGCTTTTCTATTTCGCAGTTGCTCACTATTGTTCCCGATTCTACACCTAATTGTGTAGAACTCTATGACATACCGACGACTGAAAATATACAATGGATATTCTGGAGATGGCCAAGCAGGGCTTGTGGGAATATGTTATGGTCCTCCGATTTAGCACAACTCATTATATTTGTTCAGGTGGCTGTGCAAATGATACCCCGTCGAAATACACGCTCCAGATGGATTGTATGGATTGTAGGAGAAAGTTGGACCTTTATAACTATTGCATTTATATTCAGTTCCCGTTATCAATACAGTATGGATGTCTTCGTTACTATTTTAGTTGCCAAATTGTTGACAACTCACCATTGGATTGATTACATTGCCAATTACCTATTTATTAAAAATGGACTTTACTATCAACGCGCTCCGACTGCAGAAATGGTAGCCACTCTCTAGTCTTTACTGCCTCTAGAGATGATTTGGACTATTTAAGTTGGGCTTTTGGTGGATATCATGAACCAATCACAAAGAGATGTTGTTCAGAACACCTTGAATACTGTTTCTATCGAACCACGTTTCAATATGCAACAATTAGTTTCCCATTGGGAGACGGTCATGGTGGTCAGTGGATCAACTAAAAAGCGTGGTCGCTCTAATGAACAAACTCTAGTTTCCGAACCTTTAACCGCAAACGACCGAACGAAACGCAGAATTCTAACAAGGCCCTAGTTTTATTGTATGGTAGGAGCCAATTTCCCTTAATGTTCTGAAGACAATACCTTCTGGTTGTTTTGTTTCTTTTGTTAATAACCATTTCCATGCGTTTTATTGTATGTACAATGTAACATTTTATAACCTCATCTCCATCGTGTCTACGGATAAGTCCAGTTGTTTTTAACCCATGAACGCGTGCCAAATCACGGACAAAACTAATGAAACGATTCTGTCGGAACAATAACATTATTGAGTTGCAACGTAAGACACGGGAAAAACGTTGTAGAGTCCAAGGAGACCACACCACAAGAGGCGCACCAAAATGTTCCGACCATAACAAGTTCAAACGTCGGGAAATAGAAACTTGGACGCGGAAATCACGGCGAACGAGTGCAAGAAGAGATTCCTTTGTTGGTTCAATCGAATAACGCTTAGCATGAGAATGCCAATCAGCCAAACTAAAGGGAAAATGAGACTTGGATAAAGAGGCAACGACACCACGCTGACGCAACGGACAAAAACGTACAATAATCCACAACAATTCAAACGGTAAATCAGGCATTGTTACCAACTATAATAAAAGTTTCATGTCTTTATATAATATGTTTGGAATATGTGTAAATTTTATAAATAAAACATATAAAAAGCAAAACAAAGAACAAAAAAAACAACCGTGATGTCTTCAACTATGGACTATTGGTCAGATGCATCTTATACCTCGGACTCTGAAGAAGAGGATGTTGAACCTGAAGAACTGTATGACCCCCGAGATTTAGATTATTGGGCCATTGAACATTATCTAGATACTCGAGGACCTCCTTCAGTCATAGAATATGCCAAAAATATTGGGACTGTGGCTCTTCGAGAATGTGTTGTGGGCAATATTCGAAAAGACATATCCTTGGTCGTCAACTTTGGAGAGACCTTCAGCTGGTATTCCTTCTGGGAAGGTCCCAGCAACTATAAAACAGAGAACCATTACTTTTCGCATGATGATTGGAATTACTTTTCGCATGACGATTGGGATGCTATAGGAGAGTATTGCTTCTCTTTATGTAAATGCTGTGATGTAGTGGTAGATATGGACCGTGTACGCTCTTGTATGATTCGTATTTTAGAACATGGCAAATTTAAACTAAAAAATTATTTTTGAGATTTAAAAACTATTTTAACTTTCTACGTTTGGCTGGTTCTTCATCCTCAGATTCTTCATCCTCAGATTCTTCCTCCTCAGATTCTTCCTCCTCAGATTCCTCAGATTCCTCAGATTCTTCCTCGTTGGAGGATGGTTTCCATTCGTCGTCCATATCATCCATTTCATCTTCAGAATTGCACTCTGCGACAGCTATGGATGACAAAAAATCATTCCATTGGGAGTGTGACCAATTTTCGTCGATTGCTTTCTTTTTCCATTTCGACCATTTCCCTGGATCAGGACCAATGTCAAATGTTGGTATCTTGCTCAGGTGCTCTGATATTGTATGCATTTCGTTTTTATCGATTGTTTGTTCATACACATTGTTTGAAGAAATCCAAACAACGTCCACACTTTTGGTATTGGTCCCAGTTCTTTGAAAGCAGACGAACTCTAACGAATTCAACAATATTTTTTTTTTTTGCGTAAGTGTAAAATGTTCCTTATAGGTCGCGACTGATAAAGTGGAGCCAATTGTTCCCGAAACATTCATGATTGGGATTATGGTTTATATAAAGTTCTTATATAAGAACTTTTTTTTTCCACATGGATTTCATCCGTATGGATTTCATCCGTATGGATTTCATCCACTTGTATATATATAAGAAGTTTCTCTTTTGGTAATGATTTTGTTACAAGCTGTTGGTTATTTATTATTGTTGGTCGCATCTATTTCATCGTCGGTCTCTATGAATTTCCAAAAATTGGCTCAACACGAAACGAACTATCATGATCCCAGAACAAGAAATAATAAAAGATCCCAATCCTTGACAACATCTGTCTTTTTGAGACCGTTGTTTGTGATTGCTATTTTTTTATCCATTGCAGCATCTACGTTGGATTTCTTGGCCTTGACATGGTTACCACCGTCCACTGTTGGAGTTTTCGGTTCAAGTTCCATCATCATCAATTTATTAGTGACGAGAGTCATACTCTTTGAAAAACCCACGAAAGAAGAGTGGACAGCCATAGCATATGTAGTGTTAGGATGTTTGTTGGCCATTTCTGTCACGCCTGACCATGATTCTGGCATGTCAGTTCCGGAATTATTGGATCGACCAATTTCACGGATTTACATCGTGGCAAACTGGATTATTTTTATTCTGTTTGCAGTTGCATTGGAACATATAACTCTACCGAAATCGGTTCAAATGTTTGGTTATCCATTTATTGGTGGCGCATTGGGCGCTCAAAATGTCTGTATGGGCAAATACATAGCATATGGTGTCTCGACAATCACCGAAGGACAGTTAACGGTCAGAGCTGATAATTTTTGTGCTGCGGTGTTGTTGTGTTTTGCATCTATTCTGTTACATGTGTTTTGGTTAAACAAAGGTCTTGAAAAATATGATGCGTATTTTTGCATTATTATATATCAAACTGCATGGGTTATGTTTACAATTTTTTCAGGAATTGTTGTTTATGACGATATGGCTGTTTTATCCTATGATCAGCACATCGTCTTTATTGTGGGGTTATTGACAGCTGTCTATGGTGTTAAACGCATCTCAATGATTCATAAGGACGTGCCTTTGGAGCAGATTGAATAATTTCATACAAATCTCAAATTCATGGACGCCATATTCCTTCCACAGTCTGCCATGGAATTGCCTTGTACCATTTTATAAAGTTCGTGTGGGTGCATGGACGACGAGACATCCTCTGCCAATATATTTCCCTCTTTTAATGCTCCAATCACGATTTCAGAACAATACCATCGAGGAGATAACCCCAAATAAGTGTAAGACATGGGTGATGGTGCGAAAGGTGCCCAAGACATGAAATATCCCAAATGATTAAAGGAATCACCTTTGTGATCTGTACAGAAAGTCATCATAGAATCATACTGTGATTTTGAACATTCCATAGAGCGGAAAAACCACTCTTTACGAGAAAAACGTTTTGATTCCAAATGAACAGAACCAGAATATACAATCGAGCACGCCAGACCAGACACTGTATCTGTAGAACCCGTCGTTGCACCGGGTGGACAAAACAACAATTCTGCGTGTATAAAAGGTGCTTCTTCATTCTCACTTGTTGCCAATGATGCTGCTGCACGATTTAACCAAGACGATTCTAAAATACTGGAATCAGAACGTACAAAACATAACATTATTTTATGATTCATTTTTTGTATTTATTGTATTATTACTTAAACCTTTATATGTCTTTTTTACCAATCCTCTCAATCGTAGTCTGAAGACGATGCGAAGTCAAGACTAGATGCCTGAGATTTACCATCTGCTGAGGCTTCGGCAAATTCCAAATCGGACGAAGACTTGACATCAGATGAGACAGCAAATTCAAGTCCATCCTCTACTGCTGAGGTTTCGGCAAATTCTAAATCGGACGAAGACTTGACATCAGATGAGACAGCAAATTCAAGTCCATCAGACATTTCATTCGCACTGTCTGTTTCAATGGCAGATGATTCGGCGAATTCAAGACTAGAGTAAGTCTTTGCGTCAATACCGGACGACTCTGCAAATCCAAGGTCAGAGGATGACTTTGTGTCAATACCGGCCGACTCATCAACGTCATCCTCTGCTGCAAAATTTAACTCATCTTCTGACGAAGCCCAATCATCAGACATATTTGCCAACATACGAGTCAAATCGCCAGGAGGGCGCAAATCGCCAGGAGGGCGCAACGCGTTCCCATTCATCTCATTGAATTGTTCAGCGTCCACACCAGAGTCTGTGTACAGTTCCTCGTCAGAACTTGCACCCAAATATGCTTGGACTTGAACCCAGCAATTTTTGAGATACGATCCGGTCACTTGTATTTCGACGCCTGTACTATCTATAATGAAATAATTTTTTCTACCATCTCGTCTCCATGTACCGAGAACTGTTTTGTAGTAAACCGCCTCACCAGTATCGGGACGGCTTATTTTTACCATCTGATTTTCCACTGGTGCAACTGCCCATTCACCATCCGAATCCACACACCAATATCTGAACTCTTCAATAGTTAAAGATTTGGTCTTTTCAATATCATACGACTCGAAATTTTGTACTGATTTTACCATATTTTGGAATGTTTTACTTCCATAGGCCGCTATCAGTTCACTTACAGAAATTTGACCGTCATTATTAGTATCGAACAAGTTGAATTTTGCTTGGGTTAGTATCAAGTCTCTATCGTCCATTGACGCGACCTTTTCTTGCCAATCTTCGAGTTGTTTCTGCTTTTCATCGGTCTCATCTTCACCGGAGCTGATCCCAGATTCGAATTCCACCTCAGATTCCTCAGATTGGTCTCCGATTTGGGAATTGGCACTGGCAGAATGGTCTTGCTCGCTGTCAGGATCGCTGTCAGAACGTTCCTCCTCGTCTGTAGAGGCATTTTCACTTCCAGATTGCTCGTTCTGTGCCTTTTTGTAGGCGTCATAGTCCAATTTCTTTTTATTTCTCCGTTCTTCAACCGTCAAAGTTGGCAATGTGTCTTTATTGTATGGTCCTACTGCTGTTTCCCAATCTCTATGACTGAGACCGGAAGGAATATCGGAGTCCTCTTCGATTTGGGAATTGGCAATGGCAGAATGGTCTGTCTCGCTGTCAGAACGTTCCTCCTCGCCAGATTCTACTTTTTGCTCGTCTTCCTCGGAGAATTCCTCCTCGGAGAATTCCTCCTCAGAGGATTCATCTGTAGAATCGACAATCTCGTCTTCCTCTTTGTGTACGTCTGTAGAGGCATTTTCACTTCCAGATTGCTCGTTCTGTGCCTTTTTGTAGGCGTCATAGTCCAATTTCTTTTTATTTCTCCGTTCTTCAACCGTCAAAGTTGGCAACGTGTCTTTATTGTATGGTCCTACTGCTGTTTCCCAATCTCTATGACTGAGACCGGAAGGAATATCGGAGTCCTCTTCGATTTGGGAATCGCCAGATTCTAGTTGTTGCTCGTCTTCGTCGGAGAAATCCTCCTCTGATGATTCATCTGTAGAATCGTGCATTTGCAAAAAGCTGGACTCAACCGCAATGGTCTTCTCTGCTCCAATGTCAACTTGGAACCCAGTGGGTGTCCGAGACACCAGTTTACCTTGTGTACCGTTATATTTGCCGTTGCGTGTGATGACCACTGTGTCACCGATGGAAAGCTCTGCAGATTCCCGTTCGCTCAATTCGTCAGGGTCGCTGTCGGAGAATTCCTCCTCTGATGATTCATCTGTAGAATCGACAATCGCAGAAGAACTCCCAATTGCGCTCAGAGGTTTGGTATCCTCGACTTTTTGCAAAGAGCTGGACGCAACCGCGATGGTCTTCTCTGCTCCAATGTCAACCTGGAATCCAGTGAGTGTCCGAGACACTAGTTCGCCTTTGGAACCGTTGTATTTGCCGTTGCGGGTGATGACAACCTTGTCACCAATGGAAAACTCGCCAAATTGTTGTTCAGTGTCGCTGTCGGAATCGCTGTCGGAATCACTGTCGGAATCACTATCGACTACTGCCGATAATGCAAGTTTTATATTGGATCCTGTTGCAATTGTTCGAAGGGCTCTTCTTCTGCCTGCTGGGTCCAAAAAAATAGTGGGTTCACAGAATTCGACCATTTGAAAGTATTTCTCTTTTTTAATGTCTTTCTTGAATCCATCTGACCGATGGTGTTTGCATAGTTCCACAATTTCCAATGGTGTCATATTGAGATGTTCTGGCAATCTCGAGACTCTATCTTGGAAAATCCTCATCGAAAATCGTGTAGCAAGTTCGTGCTGGCTTCCTGGTCCTCTCGGTTGTATCATTCTCATGATTCTCCCTGTTACACCTTTGCATCTCGCCAAAAATTCTGTATCTGTTCGGCCGAGAGTCCATCGTTTTTGTTTGGCAATTGCCATCTGATTTTTGATGCATCTTGTGATGTCAATTTGATTAGAAACGAGTTCGGTTCCATTCTTATTGTACCTTAGTCTTACAGCGCCTGTGGACACATCGGGTCGGACGATCAGTTGCCCTTTCGCACCAACTTGTTCAAAGGGTTGTCTTGGAGTCCGTAATTCCCAATGATACGCATTGCTGTTGCTGGTTGGATATACATTTGGTTGGACGATACCGTTTCTGTATTTGATTGACAATGTTCTTACAATTTTAGGGGGCAACCTTGCTTTTCTGCTCATATTCTGCAAATCTTTTTTGGCTTCTTTGAGCATGTCGTTAAGGACTTTTCTATTGATTGACTGTTTGTATGTTTTGTCCACATTTTTGACGAATCTGTCAAGTAGAGACGTGGGCCCTACTCTGGGTCCAAGACTATCTGTATGAATATGGGGACTCGCTGCTTTGTCAGTTGACCGTTGTACATATGTAATTGTATGTTTTCTGGGGTTATAAACAGGCATAGTCTCTGAACGCTTTGTGAATGGTCCTCTGATCACCCTAGAAAGTTGTTCGTTATCACGGAGTGCATTTTCTAGCTTTTCAATGAACATTTCTTTCTCTTTAATTCTCTTGGGGCGTTGCGTGTATGTTTTTTCAATAGTTGTGGTTTGCATGGAATCCTGGTTTCGAAGTGGGCCCGCCTATATATAGGGTCGAATCGTTGGTATAAGTGGATGGTGAAATGTTTTAAGAGCGGAGGCAGTCGTGATTTTTTTCGGGATACCCCTCGTCCAAGGTGGCAATCTGCATCTGGATATTGTTTTGGCATGGCAGCTATCCTTGTTGCGGCCATGTGGATCTTGCGCGATACAACTCCGATTCATTTTGTCGCTCCTTCGATTGAAGACATGAATCGACCACGTGGTGAGATGGCAACGCGCCAGGAATTGGACAATGTATATTGGCGCGTGACAATTCGAACAACATCTGCAAAATTGAAAGAAATTTGTAAGGAAGAATCTTATCATTTAATAACACAGAAGAATATCCGTCAAGATGGCAATTACATGCCACAGTCCTATATATTTTTATGCAATCCAATTGATGGCATTCAATCTATTTTAAATGCGAGAGCTGTTGTGCCTCAGAATCCAGAATTTTCAGTGCGTTGCTTGGAAACTTATGGAAATACAACAAAAGAAGTGGAACGAGCATATCCGTTTTCGTTGAAATATGTATCTAGTCAGACATTCGAACCGTCCACCAGAGTTGTCAGAGACCCAGCAGAAGCATGTACCTGGTTGCACGCACTTGATATCGTCGAATCCATCTGGGATTGAGATGATGATATCAAACCAAATCCCTATATAAGGGTTATTCATGTACTCCAAATAATGGACCAAGGCACCACAATATCGCCAAATGAAATGAAAATGACATCTGTATTTTTAAGAAAAACGCCAGTGGTTTACACATGTAGAAATGTCATTCAACATCATTTATTCTCAAATGGAATTGTATTTTCTCATCGCCGTGGTCAAATAAAACCAGATCCTCATATGCAAGAAATTATGACGGATTTCTGGTTACCGTTTTGTAGAGATATGGTAGATGCAATTCTTTCCATGGGTATTGTCATTGTTCGGATTGTAGAATTACAGGATGGACTTCGAGTACCGGTTGTTCTCGACCAAGGCTGTTGCCAACTTAAGATGAAGTACACCTTTGGAATAAGAGAATACGTTTGTTTAGACAGTCAAAACGAAGAAATACCAAATTCTATGGTCCTTGACATTTTTGGGTTTAGCCCAACCATCGAAGGAAAATTGACTTCCGTCGTTGCAAATGTATTACCACAAATTCAGTACATGAATATATTACGAGGAACTTCCATTGTCATGGAGCAAAAGAGATCAGATCCGGTTGTTATGACAGAAACGGTAGATATTAAAGCAGATCATGTCGAGGGAGTCAATTACGATTACTATGCAGACGGCGATATGCAAGATCAAACAAATCAAAACAAATTCATGAGGAATAAATCATCCGTTCAAGAACTAGCACAACAGCAACAGCTCTACGATAACTTTTTTGCAGATGGAAACATGGCCTCAAAAGGGTCAAAAACACTAGAGAATGTCGTTACATTACCATTAGGGCACAAAATAGTGAACCAACCACAACAAACAGGTCGGGGAGATCTCTGCGCTCAAATGAAAGCACATGACGATATCATTTGTGCGGTGATTGGCATACCAAGGTCATTAGTGATGTCGGATACGCCTCACAAAACAGATGCTGAAGGTACTCACCAAACCTTCCAGAAAACCATCATGTATTGGAAAAATAGTATTCAATCCGCATGCGAACAAGTTTATAATCTCATCTACGCCGACAAAATCAAAGAACAAATGATGAAAGTGATCGGAAAAAAAAGGAAAAAGACTGACGTACAAGATGTATATGCATTGAAAAAAAGAATGCAAGTCGAAATAACATTTCCAATCTCACCATTTATAGGACCAGATCAACTATACACACATTATCAACGAGGAGTCGTCTCTTGGGAAATATATCAACAACACGCATGTGCAGCAGCAGTGTTGCCCCACGAACCATTGCCAGAACCACAACAATTCGACAAGACAGCAACCAACAAAGGCAAAGAACCAAAAGAAACAAAAGAAACAAAAGAACCAAAAGGTCCCAAAAAGACAGAAGAGACTACAAATACAGAAGAGTAATTTCAAAAATAATTTTTATTCATGGTATAAATCATCGTACGCACTCATTATTTTATAATCAATATGCGACAAGTAATGTTGTGTACCCTTTGATTGAACGGCCACGTACAAGGCACCATGCATTGGGACAGAAACACTCTTCTCCGCACTGATACGCAACTCTGCGATCTTATGTCCATGGGCATCCGCCTTTGTCTTAATTAAACGCTGCAGTGTCTGAGCTGAAAGTTCCATACAAGTTGTATTTGAATGCTTACCAGGACGATTGAAATTGACACGCAATGTTAAATCATTAGGAGCCAATGCCTCAACCATCTTTTCAATGGAAATTGCAGTGCCATATGTCTCCGTTGTCTGATACAGAACAGTACCACCCGATTGAACCTTGCGAGTCTCATTCATCTCAAATAAATCTTTGCCATGCTGACGCATCTCTTTCAACGCCGACGATTGCTGTGCGATGCGATCCTTGTTATATTCACTCGAGGTTCCGATTGGTTTCACCGTTGCTTCTAAAATAATATGATGGGCTGCTGTGACAGGTGCACTCTCAATTGGCACCGGAGATGTCTCTGGAGAACGAAAAGCCAAACGAGACATATTTGATAAATATCAGACAATCTTATATACTGTATTTTAGTGGCAACCGGTCAAACAATCCTTTCATACAAAACTCAGCAAGTACTTACAGTCACAAGAAATCCCAAACTTAGACCAAACATACAACAGAAATTGACGCTCACGACTTTTAATACGTGTACGGCTCCATCTACGCCATTTTTTGGAAATAGTGTAGCCATGTATACATTCAAACGTACCATAAGAACGAGCATAGTCCAAAGCAGAGTATCCACTTGATGACTTAGAATAACCATCCGCACCAGCCTTCAAGAACAACAGCAACAGTTGTACAGGGGCATTGTAACGAGCCGCTGTCTGAATAGGGGTGTATCCCAGATTGTTCCTTAATTTTGGGCTCGCACCCGCCATCAAAAGAACTTGTACAGCGTTTGTATGTCCCGACTTTGCGCATACGTGCAAAGGGAGCAATCCACTGTGGTCGAGACCTCTGTTAACATCAACGCCTGTGCGAATAAACAATAGCATCTTCACAACATCGCCACGTTCAACACATGTGCCCCAATACATGCTTTCGACTGTGAGAAAAAATACTTATATATTGCTTTCAACATCTCTTCTCCTAAGGCTTTAGAGAAAATCTGAAAATGTTCAGAAAATACTCCTAAGGCTTTAGAGAAAATCTCTCGAAAATGTTCAGAAAATACTCCTAAGGCTTTAGAGAATTTCGAAAATGTTCAGAAAATACTCCTGAGGCTTTAGAGAATCAATCTTATCATCACTGTAAAAACGTCGGATACCGTTCGATCTAAATCTTCTAAGGCTTTAGAGAATCTCGAAAATATTCTCGAGAATCTTAAGGCTTTAGAGAAATCCTGGAATATTCTTTCACAAAATAATCCTAAGGCTTTAGAGAAATCCTAAGGCTTTAGAGAAATCCTAAGGCTTTAGAGAAATCCTGGAATATTCTTTCACAAAATAATCCTAAGGCTTTAGAGATAATCTTTCGAAAATAATCTCGAGAAATCTCCTAAGGCTTTAGAGAAATCCTGGAATATTCTTTCACAAAATAATCCTAAGGCTTTAGAGATAATCTTTCGAAAATAATCTCGAGAATCCTAAGTTACTCAGAAATCCATCTAAATTAAAAACGATCCTTCTCATCTGTCTAATTTAAAATTGTATAGTCATGGACGCTTCAAGTTGCTTTTATATTTCTGGTCGTTTGAGTAAGACAAAGGCTGAATATACTGGTATTTTGCGTCGAAAAGGTGCTGCAGATGTGAAAAAGCGTCTTACTAAAGCAGTGACGCATGTTCTCGTGGCTGATTCGGCTACAACAGACGCCTCTGATTTTTCTGCAGATATCAAAATTGTGGATGAAAGTTGGTTGAGTACAATCCCGATAGATAATACCTCTACTGTTCCTCGACTTCAATTTGACGTTACGTTGGCTAATAAATACAATGACCAGGCTGTGAATGGCTGGTATTGTTCTGAGAAACTAGATGGCGTGCGTGCCGTTTGGGATGGGTCCCGGTTCTGGTCTCGTTCAGGAAACCCAATTAATGTTCCTTCCGAATTTGTTTGTGATTTCCCTCCAGTGACATTGGATGGTGAAATCTTTGGTGGTCGTGGCAACTTTGACACAACGTCTGGTATTGTCCGCAGAAAGAAAGGAACATATGAACAGTGGTGTAAACTGGAATTTCGCGTGTTTGACTGTCCAGACAAAGGCCAGTTGTCGTTTGAAGAGAGACACCGCTATTTACAGGGTCTTATTGGAAGTCAGAAACATCTCGAACTTTGCGATCAGACTCCAATTACAAAAGCGGAGATCCCCGAAAAATTAGCCGCTGTGATCGCAGAAGGCGGCGAAGGATTAATGCTTCGTAAGCCTGCTTCTCTCTACGAATACAAACGCACGTCGTCACTCCTAAAGGTCAAACAGATGCATGATGCGGAAGCTGTTGTGATTGGTTATGAAACTGGTACTGGCAAGTATCGGGATGTGTGTGGTTCATTGGTCTGTGAATATCGCAGTAAAATGTTCAAGTGTGGTTCTGGTCTGACGGATAAACAGCGCGCCGACCCTCCAAAAATTGGCAGCAAGATCACCTTTGGGTATTTTGAGATTGGTTCATCGGGAGTCCCACGTTTCCCAACCTTTAAGAGGATGTTTGAGGGAAGAGTTTGATAGTATAAATATTATATTCGTGGCAAGCGTCAGTGCATTATTGTTTGCATCCATTATAAAATGGTATATAAATGGCTACGGACTTCAAAAAAAAAATGAGTGCTATTACTATACACAGAACCAATACTATACACACGACCAAGAGCATGTCCATCCCGGTTGCAAAACCAAACGTCGTGTCAAATACAGTTGGTACCTGCAGGTCCTATGACGAGAAACAGCCGATTCCGTCTTTCATTCGTTCTCTTAGAGACCATCACCGCTCTAAATCAAAGAAAGGGGCAAAATTCTTGATTTATGATGAGTTATCGGAATAATCCATTTACCAAATAGCAAAAATATAAATATTTCTTATTATTGTTCAAACCACCATTGATTGTATACATGTAACTCATCCTCTTTTCCAATGATCGATGCTATCCCGTCTTCAAATGATTTGGTTTCTCTCGTGTATTTGTTCAAGTAATACCCCTTTGGGTACTCGGGCAGGCTCTTCTCCCCCAGGTCTTCGTATATGAAGCGCCATTGGTCGCGTGGTGCTGGCAAGTCTGTCAAAGGTATAGAGCGTTTAATAATTCGAATGATTAAAAACAAGTGTTGAAATTAGCTAATTTATAAGGGAAACAGTGTTTTAATTCTGGCTCTGCTTCTACAGTTTCTACCATATAGTATTTCAACCATGAAGAATGTGTCACAAGCGCCACGCGTTTTTGAGGAAGGGACTTGACAAAGACCTGCAATTGATTTTTACGCAAGGCGTTGTCTTTGTCTTCTGGCCATAACTGCTCCTCTTCTGTAATCATTGACCAATCGACTCTTGGAAAGAGTCTCACGAGAAGAGACCGTGAAGAACGTCGATTACATATTTCTGTATGTTGTGGAATTTCTTTTAAACATTCGAGAGCAATTGTTGGTGTGTCAGGGTACATGAGTGCAGCTGTTTGAAGCGTGCGCATGAGAGGTGACACCAAAACTACGTCTACCTCCGGCGCATTCGCTTTGAGCGCTTGTTGCATGCCTTTCGCCGTAAGCGTCGTATCGACGAACTTTTCGTACACTTCGGTGCCGTAGACACCGCCGACGACATTGTGTAAAGCTTCGCCATGCCGTATGCCAAACATTCTGTGTTGTAGTATAGTCGTCCGGACAGATTCTCTACTACGAAGGGCGGCCATTTGTTTTTTTTAGGTCGTCTTTAATACTCGTCCGTGCAAATATTCTAGAATTGCGTGACGAGCAAAGGAGACGAGGACGGCTATACAAAAGCCGGTATGTAATATAACATAAACTGTGAATATGTCAAAATAAAATACTATAACTAATCTATTTTGTAAATGATTGTGGATGATCGTGAGCATGATCTTATAGAACGTTTGAAGGTGGAGGGAGTGCCTCATGTGGTGAAGAGATTGCCTCTTGGTGATATCCAGATTGAGCATAACGGTTCGATGGCGTTGATTGAACGCAAACGTACGGACGATTTCGCTGCATCGATTTCTGATGGCCGTTGGCGTGAACAGAAATCTCGTTTGTCCCGCTCTGGTGCTATTGTCATTTATATAATTGAGGGTAGTTTGTATGGCCAATCAAAACCGGTGTTGACGTTGATCTCTGCAATGTTGAATACAATGTTGCGTGATAAGATGTGTGTAATTCAGACGCGTGGTCTTGAAGATACCTCTTTGTATTTGCAGCAATTGAGTGCGAAGATTGGGCGTGTGATTTGTGGATCAACTGGGCTCAAGTCGCTGAAGAGCAAGCGTAAGCGTAAGGAGGACAATGTGTTTCAGTTGATGTTAATGCAAGTAACATCTGAGTCTGTGGCTTCTGCAATTATCTCTCGATGGCCAACATTGTGCGAATTACAGACTGTTCTCCGAGGTGATCCTTCTGAGTTGAAGTCTTTGTCTATTTCTTCTAAAAGACATATAGGTCAAGCTACCATCTCCAAATTGTGTGAGCATTTAATAACTTGAACTATATAAATGTCGTCTCTTTTTTCTAAATGATGTATGAAGCACAAATAGTTGAAAAGCCAAATGCAGATTTGGCAATGTGGATTAAGGCTTTGGTTATTGTACACGGGTCTTTTTCCTTATACACAGCCTATTCTTATCGATTACATAATGCAACGGACATACGCTGGGTGGGCCTTGGATGTTCTTGGTTTTTTTTTGGAATTATGGTCCCTATATTGGGACTGCGTGCGTCTGAGCAGTCTGATAAACGTCGACTGGCTCTGTTTAGTGGTATCCAGGGTTTTATTGGTTTTTGTAATTTGATAAATTTTTTGTCGTTTGCTTCTGTTCTTGCAACTGTGATGAATTGGTGTTCTTCTGACGAGTGCCAGCGTATGTTTAAGAGTCGAAATCACAGTTGTTTGATATCTTTGTCTAATGAAACGTATGAGATGTCTGAATCTTATTGTGATGATAATTTCTATAACGTGGGTACAGCTTTCTTTTTCTTGTTGTTGTCCTGGGTATCCTGTATGGGTGCTATGTCTGCGCGTCAGATGAATGAGATCAAGGTTGTGTCTGTTGTTTCTGTGGTACGTACTTCTGTCAGTGGTACTCCCATCGTGCCAATGGTCCCACACCCGGAGCTGTGCTCTACTTTGCCCTAGTTACACTACTAAATGAATATTAAAAAAAAAATAATTGTTACTTTTCTAATTCTTGTATTTTTGCTTGTAAAATGTTAGCATAATCTTTCAAAAATTCCGATCTTAATAACAGGTCTGATTCTTGTAAAGGTTCTCTGGTTTGTGGATCTGTCCCTTTCGCCCTTACCCATGTTAATAGTTGTGCTCTGTCATAGTAGTGGTTATTGACTGGTGTTTTGACCAGATCTGCGGAGTACTCTAGTGTAATGGGACATCTTAACATGTGTGTGATTTCATCCCACTGTGGGTATTCTTCGTATTTGTTTTCCAGTTTGGCCATGATGGATGTTAGGGCAGAGGTGACATTGGCTACAATAGCTTCGAGTATCATATTGGGTACAATGTCGTCGCAGAGTTCGATGGCTCTTTCTGCAAATTTTTGTTGTTTTGTTTGTCGGATCATAAAGCGACAAACATTTTGTGAGACGGCTGTTCGCGTATCTTTTAAAAGAATTTCGACGTGAGAGATGCGCGAATGTTCGCAGGCATGTTCTAGTGGCAGACGTTTGTTTTTCAGTGGTATGTTGGGGTCTAACCCCTTATTGAGACAAATTTCCAAATAATAAGCAGGTGCTGCCATTAAATTCTGCATGTGTTCCCTGGGAACTTCTTCCACTCTGGTAATGACCTCTTTAAATAACTTTTTGTGTTGTCGTCGTATGGCGGCGGAGATACATGGCGTTCCCAGTGTCCTTGCTAATGCTACACAGGATAATGCTGTTGAAACGTGCATTTTTCCAATGACACAGATCCATTCTTGCACCGATGGTTTGTATCCTGATTCTAGACATCTTTGTAACATTGTTGAGTCATTTCGCCTCAAAGCTTTCTTAAAGCGCATTGTTATCAGCAGTTTTCTTTGTTCGGTCGCTGCTTGCGACCGCTGACTATTTTTTGGTGGTTGTCCGCCGACGGAGGGGACGTTTTTAGTGCTTTGGTCTGTCTCCAATCTCATCTTTTGCATCGGGCCCGGGTTTGATACGTTTAGTTCAAAAGAGCGTGGTCGTTTGTCAAGACTTTTGTCAAGACTTTTGTCAAGACTACAGTCTTGACTCACTGGCAGAATGTTGTGCCCCATTTGGAGCATTGTGATTATCAGTCAAGAACATGGCTTTATATACGTATAAATCGGATCTTGTACAAAGTGTCACTTATTTGTACACACAATGGAAATTATTCAACTGAATAACCAACACTTTATCCGCATGTCAGATGTGCGTAATGTCTTCCAAGTCTCCGTTGAGCAGTTTATGATTTTTGTGAACCGATATCAGTGGAGCAAAAAACATTTAGAACACGAAAAGGTCGGTACGTGTACCTTTGTCTCGTGTAAATCAGTCTTGCATTTTGTCAGCTGGTACTTGGACAATTATTCGTCGGAATCAGTCAATGATTTTAAGCATGCAATCTCTAAATACGCCAAAAAAATCCCAACCCGTGTCTTGTCACGTTCAATGAGAGTTGAAATCGCTTATAGACAATCCTATAGATGCCGACGATGTGAACTTTTTCCAATCCCACCCAATTTTGAAATCGACCACATCATCGAATTACAAGACGGTGGTCAAGATATTGTGTCCAATTTGCAGGCTTTATGTCCGGGATGTCACAAAGAAAAAACGAGACTCAATCGATTGAGAAAAAACAAAATCTTTCGCGCCGATGTCCTTGAAGAGTATGAGAAATATATTAAACCCCCTGCCCCTGTGCGTCCACCCATTGCCCCTCGTGCAGAGATGATCCCCATGCCAAAAAGGAGAAGAATCCAGGGTCATGAGCCACCATCCTTTGTCATTGATGATGAAACAGACCCTAATAAAGACGGACTAAAGGTGTTTAGCAAATATTTTAGCAAAACTAAAAGTTTAAAATGAAGTATATAAATGCCCCAACGTTTAAGATATATTAAAATGATTCGTGCTATTATTACAGGGTTATTGAGTACTACAGCTTTATTAGGATCTGTTTCGGCATTTGGAGATGGCCCACCATGTCAAGGAATGGACATGGTGGGACCTGGTAACTGTGTAAAAAAAAGCGACTGTACAACGAATGAGTGGTTATACGGCCAGTCAACGAATCCTGTGTGTGATGTTGCAGGATCTGATTACAAGCTATCTACAACAAAAGTCTGTTGTTTCGACGCTCCGTTAGCTGGAGCTGTTGTATCCCCAGCTGTTGCGATCGATGCCCCAACAACGCCATAAATTCTATCTAATTTAGTAAAAAATAATTTCCACAGAAAAAATCTAAATATACATTATTATGTAATTCTTTTTTTTAATAAATCCTAGATAGTTTGTTAATGGTCTACTATTTAGTCCCTGTCCGCGGTTCTGTCGACATGCTTATTTTGTCTATAGATCCAGGTCTTAAAAATTTAGGATGGGCAGTCTATGATACAACGGCCGGATCTTTTAAAAGTTTTGGAAGATATAGCTTGATAAAAGACCAGCCAAAAGAGAAACATACCAAATATACATTTTTGGTGAAATCGTTTATCGACGCTTCTAAAAAAGTGTTTGATTCAGCAGACTTAGTATGTATTGAAATTCAAATGTCAGCCAAATTTAAAGTGATTGCAGCTGCTTTCGAGTGCTTTTTGTGGGGAAAATCTATCATGGTCTCGCCAAGATCCGTACGGTGTCATTTTGACATTTCAACAGGTAACTACGCAAAGAATAAAAAAGCATCTGTCAATATAGTACCATCCTTACCCATCAGTGATTCAAACAAGGAATGGTTTCAACGATTTGCCAAAGATAAGAGAGACGATGTAGCAGATGCAATGCTACTTGCGTTATTTACTGCCTTTAAACAGTCTGAATCGGACAAGCCACCACCCAAAAAGCGTCGTCGAGTATATAAAGATAAACCAACCAAATAAATGTTCCAATATTTTATTGCTCTTTTTTGTATTTTGTGGTTTTATCGCGTGTGGATTCACATGTTTAAATGTCTTTGTAAACCATGTACCCTTTTCTGTCGTATCACGACGAGGACCGCTCGATTTATCAAGGAAACATGTACAAAAAATGAAGAGACCACTGATTCTGAAGTGACAATAGCAAATGTCCGAAAAAATGTATCCGAAGGCTTTAACCGATGACCGCAAGTTTGGCAATAAAAATCAACCTATATTGACTGATGACCGACACCTGAATAAAACATGACCGGTATCCTTTGAATCGGATATCGACACATTGGACAAAGACCACTTCTCCCTCTCTGCCTTCTGGCACACCTCATGCACATGCAAGCGTGTCCGCACGGGAGTAAAATCGAATTTATGCAACGGTCATTACAGACCACACATAACATTTGATGCGGGTCATCGCATGGTTTCGGGGTTGACAGCTGCTGTGTTATCGCACCCTTAAACATGTCCGTCATATCCGTCACCTTCTCAGTGTCCAGCATCACCGGCTGCTTGAACGCCGCAGCACCACAAAACATCCTAGTCATCTTGGTCACCTGCGATGTGTCCAACGTGAGCAGTTGATTGAATGACGAAGCACCCTTAAACATTTCAGACATATTCGTCACCTTCGACGTGTCCCATTCACCACGTTGTTCACTCAGCGGCTGATTGAACAACGTGGCACTATGAAACATACCTGCCATATTTGTCACCTGTGACGTATCCAGCGTCACAGGTTGATTGAATGCCACAGCACCCAAAAACATGGCTTCCATATCTGTCACTTTCGACGAAGACAGAGTGATCGGTTGATTAAACGACGAGGCATCCCAAAACATGGCATGCATAGTTGTCACCTGCGATGTGTCCAACGTGAGCGGTTGATTGAATGCCGCGGCACCCATAAACATTTCACTCATATCAGTGACCAGGGCGGTGTTGAACGTGATCGGCTGATTAAATGACAATGCACCTTTAAACATGCCACTCATATCAGTGACCCGGGCGGTGTTGAACGTGATCGGCTGATTAAATGACGAGGCACCAAAAAACATGCCACTCATATCAGTGACCTTGGACGTGGACAGAGACAGTGGTTGATTGAATGACGAGGCACCATTAAACATAAGCTCCATGTTAATCACCTTCGATGTGTTAAACGTGAGGAGCTGGTTAAAAGACTCTGCGCCAGCAAACATGCCTGTCATATCAGTCACATTCGATGTGTCCCATCTGTTTAGGTCACCGTTGAATGACAAGGCCCTACAAAACATGTGATTCATATCAGTCACCTGCGACGTAGACCACTGATCGATCGGTGCGTTAAACGTCTCCATCCCTATGAACAGCTCCGACATGTTTGTTACACTGGTCACATCCCATGTGTTGGGTTCGCCGTGGTTCTTCTCGCCACGGCACCACTCCACGATCCATTTTTGGAGTTGTCGCTTGTTTTTTGGACGTTTTGTGTCGTCCATGTTCTCGGTTCTGTCTTAGTCTTTATAGTGGTGTTTGGATACTTCAGTATGTACAGATACAATTAGTACTATTAAATAATATTTAAGATGTGGTTTGCATTTTCTTCTGACTACCAAACTTTCGGACAGAATCCCCTATGTTTCAAGTCGGTGATACGTCCATTCGAAGACTTGCAATCAGTTCTTTAAATTGTTTCTGTCTAGACTGAATCGTTTTGTTTGTTTTGGCCCACTGTGCTAAAAAGCGTTTCAACCATTCTTTTGTATGTTTTTCTATTGTCGTTGTCGTCGATTTGTATCTGACAACGCGATAAAACCGATGTTCGATACCTTCTAATGTAGCCAGGCGTGTTTCTGATTCGGTGAGAATGAGTGCTGCTCCCTTTAACGCATCATCGTCTAAAACATCAATGGTTCTGAGAGTTTTCAAGGCTTCGTTTCTGGTGTTTGAGGATGCCTCTCTGATCTCGTTGATATTTTGCAACCACTTTGTGATATTTTGAACGATTTGTGTGGTATTTTCATCTGTAAGTGTCACTACTGTATCTGGCTGTTCGGTGATTTCTAATATTTGTTTGACAAGTGCTTTGTATTGATTTTTGAGATTGGTTAGTCGCGCTAGATCTTTTGCAACGTGTGAAATCTTTTCGAGTGCAAGTACTTCTGTGTCTACGCGCTGTTGTCTTTCGTCTCGCTTTCTTTTTTTCGTAGACATCGACAGTAAAAAATTGACACTAAATAGACATTTCTGGAGATGGCACAACAGCCTTTTTTTCAGGACGGACCAATTTGATGGAAAATAGAGGTATCAGGTCGAAACAATTACACAGCAACATCAATTTCCACAAATTATTAAAATTTGTCGATGTGACACCAAACATTGATGTTAATAAAGAACCCCATTCAGACGAGACAACATCACCCATGTTTGTAATGGACATTAACAAGGCATACAGTGTACCTTCGACCCCGACTGGACAAACCCGTGCACCGAGAACAACCATTGGCATCGATATGAATTGCCCTACTAGTGTTATGACCACTCTTTCAATCAGTGCAAATACAAAATCAGGGATACCAACGACACGATTTGTGTGGAAAACCAACAATAACAGCGTATTCTCGAGGATAAATGATAATAGCAGTGCCCAGAAGAAAACCTTAGCAAAAGGAACATTTCGAAGCCATTTTTTATAAATCATTGTTCCTATGATGGAGACAATATATCCCATCACGTCCAGTAATCCGAATTCATTCGCGGTGAATTTCAATTCACGTTCATAAAAGAAGGTCATCACACCGCCATAGCCCGGTGTAACACAAATTAAAAAGATAAAAAGTGCTGGCTTGAAAATTGTTGGCTGGCGGATTGCCGACCATAATTTACCAGACGTTTCACGCCAATCTGTCACTTCTGATGTTGGTTTATCAGGGATAAACATCGCCGTAATTGCAATGATAACAGGAACCATCGAATTCAATAAAAATGTCTGGCTAGAACCTAGACGGTCATATGCAAGAGCACCCGCACCAGAGGCTATTAGACCACCAATAAAACGCATGATCCAAGCCCACGACTGAATAATACCTTTATTTTTGTCGTCTTCTCCGCGAGCCGCCTCGACCAACAAAGAATCGGCCATCACATCCGTAAAACAAAGGCCTGCCGATGCCAATGTCATAACAAATGTTATTAAAAATTCGTCATGCGGAACAAACGGTAACAGAATCCACATGAAACAGGTCGCAAAAGACATTATAACCATATATGGTCGTCTCCTGAGTCCATATATTGGATAAGAGTCGGATATAAATCCATAAATAGGTTTCAAACACCATGGTATCGCAACGACACCAAAAATGGCCGACATTTGCGCTGGCGAGACCTGGACGTTTTCCATCATCCAATACCGCATGGCGACTGAAGGAAATTGAAAGCAAAACCCGAGTAATAAATAGAAGGATAATAACGGTACATGTTTCATTTATTTATTACTTGTTGAACGGAAATACATCTTTTTTATCTTGTTCATAGGATTTCAATAGAGATTCTTTCGACCAATATCTCTCAACACCATTGGTATAATAAATAGTACCTGTTTTTTCACAGGACACTTTGGTGATCTTAATCTGTTCCCGATCAAACTTGGCTGCTGAATGCTGCTTAAACATACACTTTATTTCAAAACAAATAAACTTAAATAGTGTTAAATAGACGACAAGTAGGCCACCATTATTTCCAAAGGACCCAGCTCCACACAATGTTGCGTACAAGCACTGAAAATCTTTTTACACAAGATACAATCACGAATCATCTTCTCTCGGCGATGAAAACGTACCCAACGTCGTAAAAATGAACGACGAGTAATATTTGCAAGATAACGTTCAGAAGCTTCGTGTAAAAAGGAAATTATTTCAGAATAACGCGCTAAACGCTCGACAGAGGCTTGAACCGGAGAAAGATGCGTTCTGGACATACGTTGTAAGCGACGAGAGAAAGAGAGGACAGCTTCCGAGCCCGTTTTACCATTTAATGTCTGCAAAGGATTAGCTCCGTCTGCTATAAGTTGTTTGATGGTGTCCAACGAACCACCTATGATAGCAGTCCACCAGATAATTTGAGTGTCCATCTTTATTAGATATTTAGGGGTCTTTTATAGAAAATACTCTAAAAAAGTGCCGGACTCACAAAAATCCTGCTTTCTCTAAAGCCTTAGAGAATCCTAAAGCCTTAGGACAAAAGTCGTCTTTGTCTTAAATAATCCTAAAGCCTTAGAGAATCCTAAAGTAACATTACTGAACTAATACGTGATATTTAGCTGCCTGTCGGATGGATAGCTGCCTTTTGGACGGATAGTTCTCAATTTCACATTTGAAGATGTTATAGGTGGGCGCATTGTGAGAGCACGTTTCACACGTTTTGTAGGTCCTCTCGGTGAAACTTTTTTTTTGAAAAAAAGGCAAGGAAGGCAAGGCATTCTGTTTCAAAGAGAACATCTATTTATAATTAAAAAATTGATTATTCATAAAATGTTGTTATATTGTATATTGTCGGCATTAATCTACAACTCCGTCTTACTTTGTTTATGCTTCAACACAGATTTAGTGATACCAATTCCAGAGTTGTGAGTAAGCTCCGCAACATCTGCACTTTTTTTCTCATTTAGACCCTGGAAAGTTGTCTGGAGCTTTTGAACTTCAGCTTTGAACGTCTCTTCAATATCATTGAGCGTCTTTTCGTAGGTAGAAATATGACCAAGCAATTCTTCTTCTGACAGTGCGAGAGAACCTTCAATAGCTTTCTTTTGGTCATCATCACAATTTTCAAGAGTAGCTACGTCACAACCAGGCTTTAACTCCGATGCAAATGCCTTCAACGTACTCAAGTCACGACCACCCTTATAGGCTTCCAAGTTAGCCGGGTCTCCATACTTGATCGTTGGAAACCCCTGAACACCGGCTTCGTCACAAAGAGGCTTACCAGCGCCAATACAGTCAATGTCTGCAACGAGTACAGACTCTGAACTAGCATAGTCCTCCATAAGACTGTCCCAGTCGGGCTTCATGGCTTTGCAATGGCCACACCAAGGTGCAAAGAATTTCAAAAATACCGTTTTGCCAACAGTTTGTTCATCCCAAGTGTCAGGAGTAAGCTCGAGAGCGGTCCCAGTGAGTGCTACAGATGCAAGTACGATAATTTTGAACATTTTTGTAAGGAGAAATGACATCTTATAGTCCATTCATATAAAAAATTGGATTTGGGTCAAAATGATATATTTAGGTCACGCCTTTATAATAAAATGTCAGTTTTTTTAGTGCCTCAAACACACTGTTTCAGAGCTACTGTTGATATTGGACCCTCGTCGGCCGCCATCGTAAGTTCGTGGACAAAAGAAAAACAATTGTCATTACAAGATTATCGCACAAATCCGGATATATATGGAATTGTACGCCTTGGACAATTTGCGCATCTATACAAAAAGAAACAAATCCCATGTACAGTAGACTGGATTGTCTTTAAAGAAGATGGAACCACACAATATAACATAGAACTGAAAATACAACATACTACAGACATCGAAATAACACAGATGGCCACTATCTCTGCCCGAGTCCATTCGATTATGAACACAAATAGTTTTGTGTTCAAATTACAGAACATTTTTCAACAAGCACATCCTGGAGAGTTGTCAACATCCGGCATTAACGGGAGTGCCGGCAAAGAAGGAGACATCCAATCCGATTGATGTACTGTTATAGCATCTTTTATTTTCGTAAATAATGCATCAATGCCTTCCCCTGTTTTTGCAGAGGTATACATATGGTCAAACATATGGTCTGAGACCCAATCCGACACTGGTTGGCTGCAAAAAGGTGTCAAATCAATCTTATTCGACACTACAATAATGACAGGGGAATGACGCGCAGGTTTCTTTTTCGTAATCTCCAGTCGCCATTTCTCTAAATCTTGCAGAACGTCAGAATCAATGACATCATGCACTAACACAAAGACATGGCCACGCATAAAATAAGACGAAGTAATGGACATAAAACGCTCTTGGCCACATGTATCCCACACAGAAACATCAAAATCACCCAATTTCAGCGGAACATAATCTACAGCTATTGTTGAGACATGTTTGCTAGCACCAAGACAATTTATTTTTTTTTTGATAATTGAGGTTTTACCACCAGAGACGCTACCAACGAGCACAATATTGAAGCGCATATAGGAAGACATCTGTTGTTAAATACCTCACATCATTCTCTAAACACTTGTAATCCAAAATTTACATCTTTCAAAATATTAAGCTTGATAATCCTAAGGCTTTAGAGAAATTCGAAAATAATCTCGAGAAATGTCCTAAAGCGGTACAAATCCTAAGGCTTTAGAGAAATCTTTCGAAAATAATCTCGAGAAATAATCCTAAGGCTTTAGAGAAATCTTTCGAAAATAATCTCGAGAAAATCATCCTAAGGCTTTAGAGAAATTCGAAAAAAATCTCGAGAAATCATCCTAAGGCTTTAGAGAAATTCGAAAAAAATCTCGAAAAAAATCTCGAGAAAATATCCTAAGGCTTTAGAGAAAATCATCCTAAGGCTTTAGAGAAATCTTTCGAAAATAATCTCGAGAAATAATCCTAAGGCTTTAGAGAAATTCGAAAAAAATCTCGAGAAAATATCCTAAAGCGGTACAAATCCTAAGGCTTTAGAGAAATCTTTCGAAAATAATCTCGAGAAATAATCCTAAGGCTTTAGAGAAAATTTACATCTTTCAAATATTGAATGTATTGGGGTATTTAGCAAAAACAAATCTTGGACACAATGACATGTCGCATTTGTTATGAATCCACAGTCACAAATGATAACAAACTAATCAGTGTCTGTCGATGTGCAGGATCGACAAGTCTTGTACACAAAGAGTGTATTCAGAAATGGATCCATATCAGCCAAAGGAACGACTGTGAAATATGCCATGCTCCCTGGAAAAACATTAAAATATTGACCCTTTATCAGCCCATTACTATTATACAGCCCATTACTATTATAGTGGCAGGCATGATAGTATCCACAGTCCATGCATACGTCCTCAATCGTCATCTACTCGAGTTCCCAAATGACAGACTATCAGTTGCAGTCTTGTCTTTGATCGTAAACACAACACTCCTTTGCATGTGGTTGCTCTTAGGGGTTCATGGTAAACACCACCAAAAAATGGCCATTTTAATGTGGATATGTGTCTTTTTTCCATTGTCACTAGTCCTAGAATTCAACGGAAAGGGAATAAACAATGCTATTCCCTCTTATTTCATTACAATAGCAACTGATGCCGCACTCATGGCAACTACACAACGAAGAACATAATTGTACATATTTATTAAGATGTATCTACAAATTACAATTTCATTCCAAATAATCTAGGGTGTCTTTTCCAAGGCTTACCAGATTTCCACTGGTAATAATGGTCAAGTTCTCCCCAATCCGTCTTTTCCTTCAGTCCAAAACGCTTCATAGGTTGTTCCAATATACTATGATGTACCTGCAATTTAAACAATAAATATTTGCTTTTCTTGTTGTATTCTGTCTCGCAATTTGTTGCAATCAGATCCCTTAAAATATTCGCACATTCTTGTGGAGTGTGACAGGCATCAAATAACTTACCATGCGTTTCCTCAACACACTCACGGACAGCCGTTTCAACTTCATTAGTATCGTCATTGTCCGTTTTACCACCAATGTCTTCAAAACGACCATTGATATTACGAAACAAACGAAGAACACGATGGCCTTGAAATGTATATATTAATATACCCGCAGCACGTACAGGATTGCCGTTATACTCAAAAGTAGGTCTATCAGCAGCAGGTCTTTTAGAGACGGTACTCATTTTATTCTCTTTGTACCATTTATATCCGATCTGTTGTCATCGTGGTGGATTCAACGACCGGTCTGGACCTACTTTAGGATTATTTCCTGAAAATGTTGAGAGATTTCTCTAAAGCTTTAGGATTATTTTCTCTAAAGCTTCAGTTCATGATGTGATAAGTGCCTTATTGTATGTGACATGATGTTCCTGTCTCGAGTTTACTTGTACTATGTGGGTTCGGTGGGTTCCAAAATTCCTCCTCGTCGCGCTCGTCCAAATGGTGATTCGTTAAATAGGAATTAAACACTGTCAGAGTGAGGGACATTTTATTATCATCCTTATCTTTAAAATAATATTTACCATTTTTTAGTTGTTCACATTTCCATATTTTATATATACTGCCAGAATACCACCAATAATGGCCTACAACGATATTAAAATTAATACTGGACATCATGCCTGTAAAAACTAACTATTTATAGGTATTATTCACTCAGCCTATTTTCTCTAAAGCTTTAGGACAATTCTCTTCCAAATCTTGCCGAATATTTCTCTAAAGCCTTAGGATTTGTACCGCTTTAGGATTATTTTCTCTAAGGCTTTAGGACAATTCTCTTCCAAATCTTGCCGAATATTTCTCTAAAGCCTTAGGATTTGTACCGCTTTAGGATTAATTTCTCTAAAGCCTTAGGACAATTCTCTGAAAAATCTTGCCGAATATTTCTCTAAAGCTTTAGGATTAATTTCTCTAAAGCCTTAGGACAATTCTCTGAAAAATCTTGCCGAATATTTCTCTAAAGCTTTAGGATTATTTTCTCTAAGGCTTTAGGACAATTCTCTGAAAAATCTTGACGAATATTTCTCTAAAGCTTTAGGATTATTTTCTCTAAAGCTTTAGGATTTGTACCGCTTTAGGATTATTTTCTCTAAAGCTTAGATATTTCTAAAAGTTATGTATATAAACTGACTTCAAAAGTTCAGAAATGAGATTGATAATTAATGCAGATGATCTTGGCTATAGCCAGCATCGAGATGCCGGTATATTCGACGCGTTCGAACACGGTGCCATTTCTGCGGCATCTTTGATGGTCAATGGTCCTACTGCTGTCGAAGCTGTGCGTAAGGCTCAGGCAATGGGATTATATCTGGGTCTCCATTTGAATTTGACAGAAGGTCCCTCTTTGACGGGTCCTTGTAGTATTACAACGAATGAGAATGAAATGTTTTACAAGAATGAATTTTGGAATTTGATAATGAATGACGTTGAAAAGTATGTTGAGGCTATTAAGAAGGAGACGAGGGCACAAATAGAAAGATTTCGCGAACTAACTGGTCAACTGCCTACTCACATCGATGGACATCAGCATGTGCATCTTTTCCCTGGAATTCCTGATATATTGGCACCAATCTTTCGAGAGTATGGTGTCAAATCTACTCGTATCCCAGATGAGGACGTTTCAAATTGTGAATGGCTCGATCCTGGTCGAAAGAAGCGTTATGAAAATCGTTTCCTGACGTGTTTGAAAGGTCGACTTGTGTATAAGTCGTTTGATGTGCGAGCCCCTGAATGTTTTGTGGGATTGACGTTGATGGGATCAGACATGTCGTCTGCTCGTTTTGTTCAAGCAATGTCAACATCATTTGGCACGGTCGAATGGATGGTTCATCCTGGGACTGTTGTCTCTGGTTGTGGTCCTACTTTTTCGGACAAATTTGACCAAGATAGTGGTCGAGAGCATGAGTTGACTATTTTAAAGAGTATGACTCACGGTGAGTTGGCCGATTGGTCTGTGTATGAATAGTATCGTCTTGGTTCTAGTGGGGAATGTAGATTAAAAAGATTTGATTGCTTTAGTCAATTATATTTTAGTTGTAATTTAGATAGTTAAGTATGCATTTATGCAAGTTGTCGTCCTAGTTGATATTTCTCGTATTCCATGTCTTTCAAGAATGCATTTTCGCCGCTTCTGACACCCCTACAGCCTGGGTACACGTTAGGACCCCAATGACCAGTGTTAAGTGTGAGATTGGTGAATGATTTCCTGATAGGATCGTAGGACATCTGGTGTCCCTGGAAACAGACGGTGTTGAGATGTCTGACTGGACTTAGGAAATTTTCCTCTGGTGCTCCGTAGACCTGCAATCGGTCGAATCCCAGAACATCTGAGTATTTATCTGCATCTGGATAGTGTTTGTCGTTCACGTTCAGTTGAGCATTGGTGAGATCAAGTGTTTGTGCACTGTAGTGGCCTGTGATGTCCAAAGGATTGAAAATTTGAATACCTTTCTCCTGATCGGCATTAATCCAGATAGGGATCATGTCGCGAGTGAATCTGTCCTCTGCCAATTCTGCTGTGAATGAATTTAGACCGTCACCACCCTCAAAGATGTTGACACCCTCACCTCCAACGTATCCTGTGGCAAAGATATCTTCTGCAATCATGAGATTTTTTGGCTGCTTGACTACTGATTTGTGATAGAACGTGTAATGTCCGATGTGGACTTTGTGGATGACATCATCTGTCAGCATGAAATCATGGTGACCGTGTGCTGTAAAACCTGTGTCCATTCCGCCCTTCATGAGGACTGCTGATGCCATATTATAGGTTTGAAATGGTCTTAGGAGTAAGACAGTGCCTGGGCCAACCTTAATTTTGGCGAGCTCAGCATTTTTCTTGGCTTTCCTTGCGGCGTCTTCGTATGAAATGCGCACAAAGTTGTCATCGTCCATGGAAAAGATGAAAAGATCTCTGAACTTGCCTTTAATATCACCATCCTCTCCTGGGAAGACAAAGTACTCACCGATTTGACGCTCTCTGACTAAGAGATCGCGTGGCTCGCCGATGAAATCAATGTCGAATGGGCGAGTTTCGAACACTTTGGATCCTCTGAACGTCAGAAGGTTTCCTGGTCCCTTTTCGAGATTGTCTGCGGCTCCGGATCCCTTGCGATAGAATTCAACTTCTGCCGATGGTACCATTGTCACGTAGATGCTCATTTTGCTTGGCAAAATCCAGACATTTGGCGAGACACCCTCATACTTCATCTGATCCTTGAGTTCTGCATCCAGAATGTAAAGCCCGCGTTCCTGCTTCTGAACAACGGCCCATCTGCGTCGTTGCTGTCGCAATAGCTGTGAAGGTCTGGTGACAACCGTTCCATGTTGACGCTCCCACTCTTTGTAGTGGTTCTTTGAACTCAGGAGGGCATGAATAACACCATGATAGGCTGTTTCATTGACGGAATCGACAATTTGACGAAGGTTCATCAGATAATGCTGTCTGCCTTGATCTGTTTTGTAGAAACCGTGTTCGATAATAAATGCAAGTCCTCTGCGCACCAATCGATCACTACGAGACTCTCTTTCCGCTGTGACATATCTTGGGACACCTTGATGAGGTTCGAGATCCATGAGTGTCTTGTTAAATCGAAAGATATCCCATTTGACGGAGAGATCTTCTGTGAGTACCCATGGGAGAACCTCGCTGGTGTACCATGCATCTTCTTCGGTGATCAAATAATCGAGTACCGTTTCCAAGTGTTTGTTCTTGCCTTCGTATGCTTTTGGAAGATTGTACGTCTCATGGGCGAATTTATCTTCGGCCAACATTTTACTGTATTGTGGTTCTACCGATCCGAAGAAAGGTTGGAGGGCGTGATTTGCACTACTGCTTCCAACTGAATTGAGTCCTGATGAGTCTTCATATGATGCCATTTTTGATAAAGATTCAGCATCTTATATAGTGTATTTTATTAATCAAAAACGCAAAAACTGTTTTTACAAACGCCCACAGAGGGTATATATGAACGTTATTTGCAGGGTATATGGGCGGACAGATTTCAGGAATGACTCTCGAATCCATGTTCCAGTCTGTTGAATGGATTTGGAAATCTTTTCATCAAGAGACTAGCATTCTAATTCTAGGACTTGATTCTGCTGGAAAAACAGCCATTTTGTATTCCTTACAATTGGGAGAGGCTATTTCATATACAATACCGACAGTAGGATTTAATGTAGAGGAGATTGACGTGGAACACTTATCCATTAAAATGTGGGATATTGGCGGCCAAGACAAAATCCGTGCCCTTTGGCCCCATTACTACCAACAGAGTCATGGGTTAGTTTTTGTTGTGGATAGCAATGACCAAGATCGTTTTGATCAGGCAAGAGATGAGTTACATGCAATTGTTTCGCATAAAGATAATGTTGGTAAACCTTTGTTAGTATTAGCGAACAAGCAGGACCTACCATATGCAGTGTCAAAAGACGAGCTCGCACTCCGATTGATGCTGGATAGTGTTAAAAGTTCGTCCTGGTTTATTATTGAATGTTCTGCAACTCGAAATCAAAGAGCTAAACTTGGTTTTGAGTGGCTAGCAAAACAGTTGTAAGATTGCCTTCAAATATATTAAAGTTTATACATATTCTATTTTTGTTGGCCAGTCAGAAAGTAAGGCAGAATGTCATTAACACCCGCATCAGTTACAGTTGCAGTTGCTACTCCAACTTTTTTCCAACAGCATGATCAATTTTGGAAAATGTTGTGTTATCTTTTCACAGACTATCAGGGACGAAGGGTTTGGCGCCAGGTGTCCGCCGATACACACCGTTTAATCATTGAACAATTACAAGTGGTCATTGAGAGCACTGACGATTTTAACACAATTCGTTCACAGAAACATTTGTTATATCGCATTTATTTCGCTGCACTCATTTCTATCCGTGCGGCAGGAACGGTTTCACAGTTTCATGCTTTTGAAAAAACAACCGTTTTGACAGGGTTCCATCACCTTTATAAATTATTACTTCAATTACATTTTGACATGCCACTGTTTGCCTCAGTCCAAGAAGGCTTGGAAATATAGACTATAAAGTTGTCCAACATTTACAGTAAAATGTGGCAATCGTCCGAAACTGCTACTTTAGGTCAGAATAAAGTCTACTCCTACATTCATAAACTAAATAAACTACGTGTTCTTTTATGTCCAGTCGATGGAGCAGCTGTGACTGCATATATGAGAGCTGTACATGCCGGATCCAAAGAAGAATCGGCCACAGTACCGATGGGCGCCGCTCACTTCATCGAACATATGTCTTTTAGAATTCAAAACGGAAAAATATGGTCCTTGGCAAAGAAGGGAGATATCATTAATGCAGAGACAAATATGGACTCGACTCGATTTTTTGTCGTCCATTTGCCCGAACAGACGAACGAAACTATCGAAATTGATGCAAATAGATTTAAAGAGAATGCTGTACCTGCCGATAAAGTTTCCACCGAAATGAAAGCTGTCCTGAATGAATTGGAACGCGGTGAGCAAGCGGGGAATAAAATGTTTCAAACCACTGGAGCAGTTGCTATTCTAGAACATCCTTATCATCGTGCCACAATAGGTACTGAAACTTCTGTCAAATCGACCAAAGCTTCTGATATGCAACATTTTAGAGAAAAATACTATGTTCCAAACAATACAACTTTGATTTTCGTTGGTGCTCTGGACCCTTCACAAATAATGAAGCAGGTGGAGACACACTTTGGCCAAATACCGACTGGACAAGATTGTCACCCAGTTCATTCACAAGAGCCACCACAAACTGGAAAAAGAACAGTAGAATTAAAGATGTCAGCACCATGCCCGATGACATGTATGGCATTCCGAGCACCACAGGGCACGACAAAGGAATCCATCGCATTACAGGCTATTTCCAGACTAGTATATCATCGCTCAGAAGGCCGTGCAGAGTCCCTCGTCACAGACGGGACGTTCCATGATATTTCTACGTATTCTCCAAGACAAGTAGACCCTTACTTATGGTTTTTTCACGGTACTCATGAACAAACGTCGAAAGAGATTCGTGCTATGAACGAACACAAAATGCTCGAAGTATTGCAATCATTTATAACTCATAAAGTGTCTCCTGATCGATTGGCACAAGTCAAAAATTCTATGACAGACGACTGGAATCGATCCACAGAATCGGTACAAGATATTATGAATGAAATGGGCAGGTCTGTCTCAATGGGGAATTGGAAAGATTTTCAAGATAAACACTTACAACTGGCAACTTTGACAGTCAAAGACATACAAGAGACAGCAGCACAATGCTTTGTAGAGACATCAATGACTGTTACACATGTCATACCCACCACCTCTTCTACAAAACAACTCACAACTCAGAACCTTCAAACAAAAAAAGGAACAGAATCTCCACCAATTGAGGAATTACCGATCGTACAAGCAAAACACCAGTGGTCCGTCAGTCAATTAACACCAACTACACATTTTATACACACTGAACGGGCTTCCTTTGTACGAGCTACTGTTTCAGCACGATTCTCTCCTGCCGAACACGATACAGCCTCTTTATTAGTTGCATTGATAGGGGCTTCAAACGGTACGGATACCGATCGTCAGTTATTCACTTTACATTCCGAAAGAAATTTTACACATGATCATGAGTTCATACATATGAATATGGCTATGCCAACTTCAATCCAGTCCATTACGGAAGGAGCCAAAATCATGTTCCAACAAAACTGGCTTTGTCCCCATATATCATCTCAGTCATTGGAATTGCATAAACGACACCTCATTTCAGAATTGCAATCGCGCCATTCCGATCAGAGTTGGATAGTCAAGAAAAATTTCATTGGTGCACTATTCGATCAGACACAATATAATATTCCGATTTCTGACAGAATTAATCGAATTCAGAATATACATCTGGCAGAAATTAAAGATTTTCATCAGAGATTTCTAGCCAATAATAACTCTACTTATGTGACGATGATCACACCAACAACAGAAACAGCCGCTGCCCTTGGAAATGTTTTACCAGCACACGCAACTACACCGGTACAAACACTTGCATGGACTTCGAAAACAAGAACACCATCGACTTTCAAGAAACAATTAGAAGGTTATGGCTCCGCATCCATTATGATGGGACAAACCGTACCCAAATCGATGTCATACAGAGAAAAAATTGCTCTCAAATGTGCCGCAGAAATTTTAGGTGGTGGAATGACTGGTCGTCTTATGCACACTGTCAGAGAACAACGAGGACTTGGAACATACGGCATCTATGCAGTTCTACAAACAGTCTCCGCCAAAACAGACCCAATCATGTGTGTGCAAGGTACTTTTAGTCCAGGAAGTCTCGAAGAAGGATTAAAAGTCACCAAAGAACTAGTACATGAATGGCGAAACCACGGTGTTACACCAAAAGAACTGTCAGATGCAAAAGAGAGAATGGTTGGATCCTTGATGATTGCATCCGATGAAGTGGATCAACTTGGTTCCATGATTTTAAAATATATCCTAGACGAAAAAAACCCGACTTTCGAATTCAACAAATTTCAAGAGATCACACAGTCACTAACACTCAAAGATGTCAATAACACTTTACAGAAATATATAGACCCTCATAAATTTGCAGAAGTCATTGTAGGACCAGTATAAATGCTAATATTTTTTATTTAATGTATCCAATAAATTACAAATACATTGTCGGGATCTCAGGATTCACGTTTCTTTTATGGATGTCCACAATATCCAATCATAAACAACCTCCTTCGGATGCATATAACATGAACACAACCGCCACCAAAACGATGAAATCACAGTCAACACAAACAGTCAACACAACAAAACAACAGAAACAAACTAGAAATGCATGTACACAAGTCGAATTTGATATGGCTGACTTTATTGTTGTCGATTATTGTCCCAGAGTTTAAAATAAAAACTATAAAAGTTATTGTTATTTATTTTAACATGGATTCTATTATTCTTTCTCTACAACAATTAAAATTATCAGAGAATGTCGAACGGGCAGCACCTCTTCAAAAAAACATCACTAAAACAGATATAATCAACATTTCATTCCGATTATGGCATGAAAACCAACAATTAAAAAATGAAATCCAAAGATTACAAGGAATTATATTTCAAACGAATGAACCAAACATTCCAACATGGATTACTTAAAAATTTGTATATAAGGCCGGCCTGCACAAGAACAATGGCAGAAGATCTAGTCATTGATATTGGTATTCCCCCAAACACAAAAGAATTCGATTCTTTCGTTCGATGCATTCAAAATATACTTCAATACGGATGTGGCTATGACGATGATTTCACAGAAGAGATCCTTGAAAAATGCAGGAAATCAGAACTTGACATTGCAAAACAAGTCATCTCAGAATTGGAAAAACCAAGATCACAGTACGAGCGAAGAAAAAGCAAACTCAAATGGTGGGAAGAATATCGTCCCAAACGAAAGAGTGCAAATGGAAGCCAAACCGACCGAAGACATCGTGATCAAAGATCGCCGTTTGAAAGACCGAACCACACAAACAATCGACAAAGATTAAAATCGGGCATGTTTGAAAGATCCAAGCGCAAAAGACCAATATCACCCATGTTTGAAAGATCCAAGCGCAAAAGACCAATATCACCCATGTTTGAAAGATCCAAGCGCAAAAGACCAATGTCGCCCATGTTTGGAGGATCAGAGAGCAAGCGTACCCCCCAAAATGTTCACCACAAAAGACCGATGTCTCCCATATGGAACAGACACGATTGCAATAGCGATGTTCCAGAATGGCAGACCAAAAATAAAAAAAGAAGATTTAGATAGTACAATATTTTAAAACAACATGCATAAACGAATCGGCATTTGCCAAATGCTGCTCAGGCGTCAATTTTTTATAATGATCTTCCCAGATGTAGGCATAGTCCTTTGCCCCAAGACCAATATGAGCACATTCGTGAATCATAACCAATGCACGGTCAACCAAAGACATAGACAAAAATCGGCTAGAAACAAAGACTGAATCGTCATCAAACGACAACACAAACGCCTGAGGAACACGTCGTAAATATGGCATTCGCCCATCACGGACTTTATACATCTCCACATGTGTTAAACATTCAAGAATGTCCAAAAATTGGACACTCAACTGGGGCATTCTATCCGAAGCACACGATAATAAGCCAGAAGACATATTAAACATGTCCGTATTTAAAAACGGAGTTGAGTCTGAGAGATATAATGGCGCATAACCTCCCACCATCCACATCAATAGAAACATATTCGCACAGATTGATCCTAGACTCAAAAGAGTTAGATATTTGTTATCAGATATCAATTCTTCGAAAAAGGCACAGAAAAAAAAGAGTTCGAATATAAGAGCTCCGATCATAGTTAGCCATAACAAAAACAACCACATTACTGTTTGATTCTTCACCTTAGTATACTATTTTCATTATTTCGTTGGATTCACCTATAAATGGTGCCTGTATACCTTGAAATGAATCCCGGATCCAAAGTTTGGTGGCGAAAGAAACTAAAATCCCACAGTACCTACAAATATTTCAAAGTTGAATTCGTTACAAAAGTAGACGAAAATCACATTGAAATCAAATATCAAGTGAAGGCAACAGAAAGAACGAAGATTGTCAACAAAAATACCATTACACCAATTAAAAGAACTGCACAGACAGAAACGACTTCCGTACCAAAGCCCAATCCATTAAAAGGGATGAAACAAGACTGTTCCGAACAAATGATACTTGCAGCCGCCACCATATTAAATCCATTACTAACAGAAATCATTTTAAATAAACTCAGAGCAGCTTATGTCGGCAAAGATATAGCAGACATACAGATCGATCTATTCACATTTTTTGGAATCAAAACCACTGAGAGAAATAGACTCGAATACTTTGGAAAGTCAGAAGAAGAGCTTTTAACTGGTCTTACCACATTAAATCAAGACTCGTTATATTTTTTAAGAACAGGCCAAAACGGTGGCGCAGGTCATTATCAATTGTTATATTTCGAGAATTCAAGCTGGCATGTTTATTCGTCTCCAACAAACCATTATATTCTCACAGACAAAAACGGGAATATCACCGAAAAAGGCGAGAGTTTACTTCGGCCTTTTGGAACATGGGGTGAACAACAGGGTCAATACAGATACGCATTGACCATGGCATCAGAAGACATCATACTAGGGGTCATTGATTACATTATTAACTTACGCATTCACAGTTTGGAGTATGCACTACAGAAATTATTTAGTATTTAAGACATTATTTCACAGATCTACCACAAAAGGCCATAGAAGCCATCCAAAACACCTTTAGATTCATCCTTTTTTTCTGTTCGGGTTCGATGACGCCCTTGTTTTCCTCGCTCAACTCCACGCTTACGAGCTCGGTGCTTACTATGCATTGTACGGCTTTCACCACTATTACGAGTGCGTGACAGACGAAGGTTTGTACGGCTTCCATCACTGTTACTGGACCCACTGTTGAAACTCATCAGTAAGGGCTCAATCTTTTTCTTCCAGTTTACGAAGGTTAACATTTCGCCCTTGCTGCGGTCTGCATAATATCTACTCGCATCATAGTTTGAACTACAAAATTTCCACATAGTATCCAATGTGTCGTCAGATGTCCGTCGATCCATTTTTCCTAGCCAAGTTCCACAATCTAGGAGGTGATTATGACAACAACCATGCACACCTTTCCCTTCCACACATCTATACCAACTCCCACCACACTTACGGTCAGAGAATAAGTCCGCACCGACACAATCGACACTATTGCAGTCTTTTATACATTTTTCAAATCGGCTATTCTTCCCAACTGGGCAAATAGCTATACCAATTACTTGTTGTATCATGTCTTCCTCTTCCGCCTCCTCTTCTTCCTCTTCTGAGTCATCCTCCTCTTCCTCCTCCTCACTGTCCTCTTCCTCACTGTCCTCCTCCTCAGAATCGTCTTCGTCATAAACGAAATCTTTCTTTGGCTTTGCTTCTGCCAATGCTCTCAGCTTTTCCTGCTCATCATACCACTCCCACATTACTGGACGGGGGGGTTGTGCTGGTTGTGCTGGTAGTGGTAGTGGTAGTGGTAGTGGTAGTGGTAGTGCTGGTTGTGCTGGTGCTGGTGCTGGTGCTGGTGCTGGTACTGGTCTTCTACGTGCTGGTGCTGGTGCTGGTGCTGGTGCTGGTGCTGGTGCTGGTGCTGGTGCTGGACGTGGTGCTGGTGCTGG